ATGGTCGATCATGGCTTTGATGGGGTTAGTGATTGGCGGACGTATGTTGGGAGTTCGCGTGTAGGTATTACTGCTTTACGTCCACTTTTAGAAATACAGCCAAACAGTTGGAATAGTGAGGCTGTACTGTTACCCATTCGTGAGTATTTTAAACGCTCTGAAAATAAAGTTTCTTTAATTATTGACTTAGAGCATGCAAGACATACACGGATTGATAATTACGAACCAGGACAAATTATTACACTCGGTAATGACCGCTGGATGATATTTCCGTGGACTCAAAAAAACACGAATAGCCGTAACGGTGGTACTGCTATTGATCATTCAGGCACATTTGGCTGGGCGATTCGTTACGAAGGAAGCTAAATGAGTATTTTACAAGTTCAAAAAACTCGACTTACCCAAGGTGGCTTAAGCAATAATTACATCAGTAATAATCTTGATTTATTCGAACAAGTTATTGAGCCAAATGTATCAAATACAAGTCGTTTAACAGAAGTTGTGAAGTATCAAAGCAATTTGCCTGTTGCTGCAAATGGTCGTGCTATTCAATACGTCAAAACCAATAGCTATTTTGACGATTTTTATAACCGTATTCATATTTCACCGAGTGCGTTAGAGCTGGGAAACGTTGCATCAGAGCAAGTCAGCACATTCAATCTCTGGAATGCATACGTGGTTTCAAAAACCCTTCAGTCAATCGATGGTATTGAAGAAGGATTAAATGTATCTGGTCAACCTAATGTTCCCTTAAAATTTGCTGCGCTTCAGGAACGCACTTGGAATGTCAATATTCAACCTGATGGGCCTGCGACCATTGATGTAAGTCTGACTTGGCAGTTTGGTTCTGATCAAGCAGTACTTCGTATTACAGGTACTCGGATTATTGCGCTGAGCTGGTTAATTGACTGGACAAAACCAGTCAATGAGTCTTTACAATGGCTGACTGATATTTTGCAAAGTCAGACGGGTTACGAGCAACGCCGCAGCTTACGTGTTGCGCCTCGTATTACTTTTGATGCAGATATTCTGGTCTATGATCAGGAACGTCAATATTTTGATTTAGCCATGATTGGGTGGAGTGCAAAAACTTTTGCTATGCCAGTATGGCCACAGCAGCAATGGTTAAATCAAGCACATAATATCGGCGCTTTAGTTATTTACTGTGACACCACCAATCGTAACTTTAGAGCTAATCGTCTTGCGATGCTGCGTGGACAAACTGCTTTTGAAAGTGAAACTGTAGAAGTTGCAACAGTGCTAAATGATCAATTGATTCTGAAGCGGCCACTTCAGCAAAATTGGCCACGTGGCACATGTTTATCTCCAGCTGTGACAGTTCAACTCAATGATCAACCTCAGTTGACCAAGCGTACAGATCGGATGATGCGGACGCATCTCACACTAAATGTGATTGAACCCGTCGATCACCCAGAGGCTTTACCTGCCACAATTTATCGAAATTATCCTGTATTGATTGATGCACCAAACGAGTCTGAAGATCTGACTCACTCTTATGAACGTTTAATGAGTCAACTGGATAATAAAACTGGATTAAGGCTACAGCGAGATAATGCTCAAGCGGCATTCTCAATTTATCAGTATGCGTGGATGACTTCTGGTCGTGTGTCTCAATCCAATCTACGCAGTCTATTTTATGCCTTGCGTGGCAGTCAAAAAGCACTTTGGTTACCAACTTTCTCAGATGATTTAACCGTAAAAGCCGTGATTGTGGCCAGTGGTCAGACATTGGACATTCAATGGTGCGGTTATACCCGTTTTGCGCTTGGTCAGTTAGGTCGTCAGGATATTCAAATCATTTTAAAAAATGGCACGGTTTTATACCGCCGTATTACTTCAGCATCTGAAGTAGATAGCTCGACTGAACGTCTGGCTGTTGACCAGAACTTTTCAACTCTTATTAATCCTGGTGATATTTTTCGTATCAGCTTTATAAGCCTATGTCGTTTATCCAATGACACCGTAGTTTTTGAGCATATCAATGACAGTGATGGCATTGCTAAATGCTCAGCTACTTTCCGTGGAGTGCGCGAATCATGAGGAATAAGCTATGAGTTTTTCAGAATATGAAACGTCTTTGCAAAATGCACGACCAATCCGCCTATATCAGTTTCAGCGTGGCCCAATCAAATGGGGTTACACCAATGCAGACCGAAATATTACGCATCAAAGCATTGTATTTAGAGCGATTGAAGGTGGTATTAGTGATGACGGTATCCGTCAGACCGAAGATACGGTATCTGACTCCATCACACTAACAGTGGCATCAACTCTTGATGTAGCACAAATGTACCGCGTCGTTGCACCTGGACAAACCATCACGGTCACTATTTTTGACCTACATTATGGTGACAATGGTTATTTAGTCGTCTGGATGGGTTTGATTTCTGGTGTTCGATTCAAAAATGAAATATCTGCTGAGATTCAGTGTCAAACCTTGGCTGCATCACTTGAACGTACAGGATTAAGAAAAACCTGGAGCCGTATTTGCCCACATCAGCTTTATGACGATGCCTGTCAGGCACCTCGAAATAGTTTTAAAGCAGTTGGTCTTATTGATCGTATAGATGCAGTCAGTATTGGCTTTGCAAATGCAGCTGCTCAACCTGATGCTTATTACGCTGGTGGTTATATCGAATGGGCATCGCAATATGGGCTAGAGCAACGTGGTATAGAACTACATCAAGCCGATCTTTTGACTATTTATAGTGGAACACAAGGATTATCCATAGGTCAGGAAATTTCAGTCTATGCAGGTTGTGACCGTTTATTTGCAACCTGCCAATCAAAATTCAATAACAGCATCAACTATGGTGGCGCACCTTTTATGCCTGGGAAATCACCTTTTGATGGCACGCCAGTTTTCTAGGAGCAAATAAAAATGTGGGTTCAGATTGCTCTATTTGTTGCATCGTTAATTATTAGCTATGCACTACAGCCAAAGCCTCAACGTCAAAAACCAGCAGCTTTTGAAGACTTTGATTTTCCAACTGTAGATGACGGTACTCCACAAATTGTGGTTTTTGGTGATGTATGGCTAACAGACTGGACAGTGATTGGTGTAGGTAATTACCGTAATGAGACTATTGTTGCCAAACAAAAGGGATTATTTGGCAGTAAAAAAGCGGATGCAGGATTTCGCTATTTCATGTCGATTCATATGGGACTTTGTCGTGGTATCGATGACATGGTGGAAATAAAAGTTTCAGATCGTACTGTCTGGACTGGACATATCAGCACTTCAAATAAGTCGGTATTACAGATAGATCAGCCAGAGATTTTTGGAGGAGATAAAGGTGAAGGCGGAATTGTTGGTCAACTTACTATTTTAAAAGGTGCATCAGATCAGCCAGTTCTTAATGAGCTAGCCATGATGTACGGTACGGTTGTGCAAAATGGTTACTACTCCACCATCAACAATGGATATTATGGAACTTCCCAAATTTGGGTTCCTCCTGTTGTTCAGTCAGCAATTGTTCCTGCATATCGCGGTGTAGTTACTTTCTTCTTTGATGGATTAATTTGTTCAAACTCTCCTTATCCAAAGCCCTGGTCATTTCGAGTACGTCGTACAGAATCAGGATGGGACGGTTCTGTTTGGTACGCTGAAAAAGCCACAATTTGGATGAGTGATAACACAATCAAGGCAATGAATGCTGCGCATATACTGTATGAAGCTCAAACTAATCGTATTTGGGGGCGTGGTTTCTCAGCAAGTCAGCTTGACTTAGACAGCTTCAAATCAGTCGCGGACCAACTTTTTACAGAGAATTTTGGTATCTGTCTGGCATGGCGTAGACAGGAAAATCTGAATGAATTTATTCAACAGATTATTAATCAAATCGGCGCTGCAATGTTTGTAGATCGCACAACTGGATTGTGGAAATTGGTCTTAATCCGCGATAATTACAATGTGGCAAATTTGGATAGCTATGACTATAGCAATGGTCTTCTTAGTGTTGAGGACGATAATAACTCCTCAACTGATGTAGTCACTAATCTGAGTTTCGTGACATATCGAGATCCAATTACCAATCAGGATTTACAAATTCGTGCTGAAAATTTAGCTGCTATACAGAAGCATGGCGCAATACAGGAAAGTAAAACTTATTCTGGCATTCCTACAGCTAACTTGGCGGGGCGTATTGCTGCAAGGGATATGAAAATTGCTCAGTCTAGTTTAAAGCGTTTTAAGCTGGTTTTTGATCGTCATGCTTATCTCATCCAACCTGCATCTGTATTTAAAATCTCTTTACCAGAACGAGGAATTGAATCGATTGTTGTTCGTGCGGTTCGTGTTGAACATGACAACGTCACTAATGGAAAGATAACGGTAACCGTTGTTCAAGACGTATTTGGCTTGCCTTCAAGCAACTATATTAAAGAACAGCCGAATCTATGGCAGCCACCTAGTAGTCAACCTTTACCAATAGTCAATCAAACATTATATGAAGTGCCCTTTGCTGAGTTGCTTTCAGATTTTACAGTTCAGCAATTACAGCAAATGTCGAATCAAGCTTACGTTGGTGTTGTGGCTGAACAACCAGGTTCTTTACAACTTGATTTTACAATTTTGGGTAAAGTCCAAAATGAGACAGCTTTTGAGAACCTGGGCACAGGTGATTTTTCATTTGTATCAGCATTTACCACTGCAATTCCACAAACTGCACAGGCTGTGACATGCACACTCACGAAAGTAATTAATAAGAACGTTCAAGTCGGTGATCGAGCTTTTATAGATCATGAGATTGTAAGAATCGAAAGCATTGATCGAACTACAAATTCAATGACATTGGCGCGTGGCTGTATTGACACAGTTCCAATGCCACATCCTGCGACTGCGCTTATAAAAGTATTTAGCAATGTCTCGAATGTTGCTAATCGTCTATTTTATAGCGATGACCATGTTAATTTTAAAATGATTACCAGAACATCTCAGGGTGAGCTTAATACAGCGTCGGCCACTGCGATTAATTTAACGCTGCAACAACGTCTTGCAAGACCTTATCCCGCTGGGAACGTTCAAGTGAATGGACAGTATTTCCCATCACAAACGACGGGTGACATTAACTTAAATTGGCAACATCGTAATCGGTTACTACAAACAGGTAGGATTCCCAGCTTTAACGATGTAACCACGTCTGCTGAAGAAAATACAGCTTATAATTTCCGTGTTTTTGACAGTGAAAACACTCGGATTTTTGAAAAAAACAATATCCAAGATACACACTACACATGGGCTGTACCCAAAATATTTGATGGTGAAATGGAAACAGTCTTGGATATTCCGATGACTGGATCAAATAACAGTCAAAGTTTTATCGATGTGTCTGAAAATGCTTATCCAGTACAAAATAATTTTGGTGTGTTGATTAAAACTGATGCTGAAGCGACTGGCGGCTCAAGTGCTTTCTTTAACCAAGCGATACTTAAGACCAATAACGAAGCAGCCAAGCTTGATATTTACAGCGATGACCATTGTATCGAGATGCGTTTAAAGACGGCCCAGCAGACCGATTTTTTGGGTGATGATCCAAATATACTGTATATCAGGGTTTATCATGAACGTTCACCAAATGAAAATATCAGCATTGAATATCTGGTCGGAGTTCAGGCCTATAAAGACAAGATCCGGATT